TCAACTCTTTCTCCTTGCTTCTAAAAAATATTCCGTACCAGAAACTCCAGCAAACTTTATTTCAAAGGCTTTTGTCTCTTTGATTTTTTCAATAAGACTTTGTATGTCGTGACATCTTTGTTTATGAAAAACAACAATGTTGGAAAATTCAGCATTACTCAGAACACCTCTCTCTCTCATCCTGCATGCTTGCAAGCTGTCCGTTCCCTTGATCTTTATTGTTCCGCCAATCCTGATCTTGGTTAGCAAGATTTTTAGAATTTCTGGATCTTCGTGACTTTCTAAAACATCAAAACACTCTAGATGTTCACATATACTGGATTTGACATCGCTTATCTCTTCGTTGTTTATTACTAAAGTGTCTCCGTCTTCCCCTACGGAAAAAGGGGCAGCTTCTTTTTCGGCAAAAACTATAACTTTCATAGGTATCGTCCTTTATTATATATCATTTTATCGGTTATAAAACCCGTCTACCTTACTTACCATGTCCTGCAAGGTATCAAACAATGCTGCCCATGCAGAACTAAAGTATTCCTTATCGCAGACAAATTCAATAGAACTTTTCTTGGCTTCCTTGCTAATTTTTTCAAATAGCCCTTCGTTTTCAGTTAAGTATTTTACCTTTCCATAAAGTTCAGGCAAATCGCGGTACAGAAAGCCATTCTTCCCATCTTGAATAATCGCATTGCTTTCTTCACTATAAGGCAAAAACACAACACCTCCGTGTTGCATAATCTCTAGAGGTATAATGGTGTCTCCAACCCATGTCTCTATAAATACTCCAGTGTCGTAAGGGCTTTTTCTATTGTATGGTTCAAATTTGAAACCTTCAAACACCGCATGAAACCTTGATAATATCTCAGGAGGAACTGCCGCATTGATATATAGAACAGATGCGCTTTTTGGTATAGTGTTTTCCCCTAGTTCTATTTTGACATTAGGTATAGTTATGGAGAGTTGGGAGTCTCCAGACATATAAGATTCGCCAGTCGTGTCTTTCTTAACCGAAGGCTTTTCAAAACAAGAGACTCCTTCTAGCGTAGATACATTGACATCTCCTATTGTCGGAGTGGGTCTTTTGTTTAGACTGGAAGAAAATGGATGTCCGGCAAAGGTCTTCATTCCGCTTGTGTGAACCTGAACAAGAGGAACACCTAATTGGTTAGCAACGCTTGTCGCTATATCAAAGTCGTCGAGCGCCCCAAGGCATATAACGGCGGAGATATTGGGACATAGACAAAGTTCCGTGGTCCTCATAACCCTGACATTATCTTTCAAATCAGAGACAGGTATTGACCACTTGTTTCCCCTCAGTATGTAAAAAGTGTTACCCTTACATAGCCCTAGATTCTTGACATACTCTTGACCGTTTGAACAAACAACGACAAACGCCCTGTTCTTTTTCAGGTTTTGTTTTATTATATTGTTTACTGGAAACATGGTATCTCCTTTATCGAGTCAAGAAAGCCTACCTCGCCAAATACGTCCGGAGCCTCTAGGGTCACGCATTTTTGCTTTTTCATAAACTCCCACCTGTCGTCGAAGACTTCTCTCATAACTTTTGCTATGCCGACAGAGGTGGGTCTTAAGGCAATTTCCCTTCCCGAATAGAGCTCTAATGCCTGAGGTTCTTGTGTGTTAACTATATCGCAATAGCTGGGAGTTCGATAGACGAAACCATCAGGGCACCATTCATCAATAGAAGACCCTTCCATTATAATCGAGGGATTACAAGACCTAAAAGCAACAAGAGTTTGAAATTGGACTTCATAGGAAGAGAAAACGTCTACACAGCAGTGGCCAACATCATGCATTTCGTCAACATTGGAATACGTTACTATGGACGGAAACGAATTGATATTATGGGTGCGTAGTCTGTGTTGCATTTCGGCTACAAATTTGTCAAATGTTTCGTGATCTTGGGTAATGAAGGCCAGCTTAACAGGATCTGCATGAGAAAACGAATGGTAATACGCTGCTATTATTTTGTCCATATTGGACATTTGACCCAGAAAGGGAACGTAAAAAACAAAATCGCCTATAAAACTACTTATTAGCTCTGTCCTGTTGTGCATCCAAATATTTGGCCTTACCACGTAAGCATCGTCCCTTATTTCTTTGGGCAGCACCTTCTTTTGTACCTTTGAACGGACAGCTAGAAAGTCTGGCAGGCACAGATGGGAATTATAGGTTCGTTGGTTCTCAGTTTGAGGTTCATAAAAAGACAGTGTTGGCTGTTCGACTTTAATTATAAAGGCAGGGTTAATGTGCTGAACGCATACATCATACTCTCCATGATCGAAACTGTTTTGTATATATATTCCTTCGTTAAGGGTTTCAGCGCCTCCGGGAGAATAGTGCTTGTGTATACAATAAAAAGAACTATCCTTATGAAGGGCAGAACACAGAGAGAGAGACTTTTGCCCCTCTTGTGAAGTTTCTTTAAAGGGGGAGACTGTAAGTAATGTTTTTTTATTCTTCACTTTGAGATGCTTCCTTTTTGAAGTAAGCTGTTCCGTAGTCTGTCCCCAAGGTGCGAGCCCTTTCTAGTTCGTTATGCCTGATAACCCTATGCTGGAATATCTCAACTATTTTTTCTCTGCTCATTGGCTCCATTCCGTTTACAATATCCGCTCCCATGTTTAAGGAGCTAATGAAATTGCAAGCCTCAAAGGAGAACATGTCTGCTGGTTCTTGTAGTAAGTTAGAATATAGCCACCTAACAAAGTCAGAATGGATTACCTGTTGAGGAATTTCTTCTTTTGGTATAGTTCTCTTATAGGAAGCGGGGGACTCCCATTTCCCCTGAAGGCCTACAGGAGAATAGGAATCAATATATTTCTCCCAGACTAAGGCGGTATCATCCCAATTATATCTCGCAACGGCCCCTTTTCTTGCCGCCTGTGATTTTTGTTTTCTAAATTTATCGCTTGATGTAAAAAATAGATTAAAAACTTCTACTAAGTTATCGTTACTGGGATATACTCTGTCGGCCCCCGTATCGGCCTCTCTGAAGAGTTTATCTATTGCAATAGGAAATCCTTTGGTGTGTCTCACAACGTCTTCCATTGCGCTGTAATTTGTTGCTGCCACAGGTATCCCGCAAGCAGCAGCTTCAACCTGAGGCATTCCAAAACCCTCGCAGATAGCGTACTGGACGTATAGATCAAAGAGATTATACACTTTAACTAAATCTGGAACCTCAAGGCCAGAGGAGACATTTGGCATAAAACTAGTTCTATTTCCGCAATACCTACAGGTGCAAATTGCATCTTTAAACTTTGACGGGAACCATCTCTTGCAGCTTCTGCATATGTAAGTGCATATGATTTTGTGAGCAATTCCTAGCTCTACTGCGGCACCTCCGATATCCCAGCCCGACTTTTCTGGGTAACTAGTGTGTAAATACAAGAAGGTTTTATCTGTTACTTCCTTCGGTCCATTTTCTAAAAACGTCTTAAAGGACTTCATTAGTTCGATGAATAATTTTCTGCGCTGGTTTCTCATTACCGTACCAACTATGAAGCAGTCTTTTTGCAAGCCAAGAGACTCCTTTAGTCCTTCCTTGTCTTTTACGGGCTTAAACACTTTTGGATTAATTCCGGGGGAGGCGCATTCTATTACGTTTATATTAGAATGAGTAGCTTCGTTTAGGGTTTTTGTTCCAAACTCGGAATAGGTGAATACAGCATCGCATTTCTGAAACACCTCAAGCCACTCTCGTTTCTGAGGGGCCGAGTCTACCGTAGGCATCCAGATCCAATGAAAGAACTTCCTAAGGGGGGAGTCTTCTATCCACTGATCCATCCAAGGGTCTCTGTAGGTTAGTACGACATCTGGCTTGAAATCCATAACCACTCGATCAAATCGCCATATCCCAAAGTTGTTGGCTCCGTTGGAATGATATATTTCATTTTCTTGTTGGTTGTTTTCTTCGGGTAAGTTTCCATAGTATATCCAAGGAATCTCTCCTATTTGATCCTTGCGACCCCACGAAGCAAACTCGGCAATTTCATATTTGCCGGTATCCTGAAGTCGTGATATCACCTCCTTGGCGTATGTCCCAAAACCGGAAGCAAGATGGTGGGATTCAGACAGTACCAATATCCTTATTTTCTTACTGCTCATCCGACTCCCTTACTTTATTGATAGCTCTATATAAGACTTTTTTAATGTAGGACTTGCTCCTGCCCGCTATGCCAGCAACCTCATCTAGGGTATATCCCATTCTTCGAAGTTCCAATAGTTCGCACTCTTCACTAGTTATGCTTTCTGGACACGATTCCCAGAATGCTTCCTTTTGAATATAGACTGGGGTAGGAGCTAGTGAGAAGGACAAATACCTATCTTTTTTAAGGGACTTTATCTCCTTTATTATTTCCCACCTTATTGGGTTCCAAGCAAAGGTTGATAAGGCAGCCCCTTTTTCTACGTCATATTTCTTCAAAGCTTTCCATAGCCCAATTCTACCAGCTTGAGTGTAGTCATCTCGCTCAGTTGCATTGTGGGGCTTAAAAGAGTTTACAACAGAGACCACAAGCCCCATATTCTCTTCTATTAATCTATCCATGTTCTATCCTATTATAGCGTACTTATTAAACTAACTTCTTAATTGTTCCACTTTTTTTACCAAAAAACCTCCGCGTCCCTTGTCTCTATACCCCCTCAGAAGAACTGTATTCCCTTCATATATAAGTTTCTTATACTTTAACCACTCTTCGGAAAAGGCAGTGACGCTATCAAGAGAGCAGCTTGAATCGCTGATAGTTAAGAATCCCATCATCTCTCCCTTTGCTCGTCCTTTTTTTATTTCCCATTCTCTAATTTTATCTATCTGAACTGCAAGATATATACCATACTTGCTCTCAAAACCATCCACAAATTCCTTGCAACTACAGTTAGACTTGGTAGTATCATATTCGTCTACCTTATTGCACGTTAAAGAAATTCCTAAAAGCTCTTGCTCTTGCTTTGCTATCCAAGAGGGTGAGTCGTAAAGCTCATATCCGGGATCGTCATATGTGTCTATGAGGTCTTTTACGACGGGAGTTCTGTTTTTTCTAAAAATGGGCCTATCCTTGTCCTTGCAGTCAGAGGCAAGAACCATCTCCCGCATGCATTCTTTGACTGTCTTCTGCGGAGAGGCTTTCTTGTATTCTCTTAGCCATTTTATCTCTCTCTTACTTAACTCCTTTAGGGTATTGAACTGATGCTGCATTATTGATCGAGGTATTTTGAAAGCATCAAATGCCCCAGCTAGTATTAGATTTTCAAATGCCTTTTTGTTTACACGAGGAGAGACTAAGATTAAGAAGCAGTCCCAGTCACAATCTGAAGCGTCTATCTTTTCTTGAGACATGTCATCTTGCATTTTTTTAAACACAGAAGAGCCTACTCCCTTCACGTTGGTTAGGCCATAGGTAGGAGTTTCATTTATTAAGCCAAACTCTTCGTTCATGTTTGTTATACTTGGGGGCATAACGTGTATTCCCATTTGCTTACTGTTATTAACAAGCTCCTGTACTTCCCCGAAAGTATCTGGCTTTCCTACCGCGTGCCTAAGGTAAGAGGTGAAAAACTCCTTGGGAAAGTGAGACTTGCAGTATGCTGTTAAATAGGCATTATAGGCATAGCTAACAGAATGAGACTTATTGAAGGAATATCTTTGGGATTTCTCAATCCAACTAAAAATTTCTTCCGCTTGTTCTTTATTAACAATCTCTTTGGTTATGGACTTTTCTATAAAAGACTTTTTTACCTGAGCCATAACCTTTGCATTTTTCTTTCCGATAGCCTTGCGTAGAATGTCGGCTTCCTGTAGGTCAAAACCAGCAATCTCTGTAGCGATTAAAATTGCCTGCTCCTGATAGACAAGTATTCCATAAGTGCTTTGCAGAATGGGCTCAAGAGACTCATGGAAATATTCAACTGGGTCTCTCTTGTGCTTTCTGTCAATATAATGCATTGTAAGCGTCTTCCCTTTAATTACCGCCTCTAAGCAGCCGGGGCGCATAATAGCAATAAGGTCAGACAATTCTTCTATGTTCTTTGGCTGTGCTTGTTTTGCTAGAGATCTTCCAAGCTGAGACTCTAACTGGAAAACGCCTTTCGTGTTTCCTTCACCAATCATATCCCATGTAATAGAACAGTCGAGAGGTAGCTGTTGTATGTCTGTAACAAAAATAGGTTTTCCATTTTCGTGTAGCTCAAAAGAGCATCCGCAGCTATACGTCTTCATATTTTTCATCTTCTAATCTATTCCATTCGTTCGCTATACGACCATGCAGTAAGTCAAACGATGAGCATGTAAACCCAACCTTGGTCATTTTGCAAAAGCGCCTTTGAATTTGCCAACGCTCGATTGTTTCCTGTGAAACTTCATGAACTTCACAAGCAATTCAGCCTCGTCTATACAGTCAGAGAGAGCTTCATGAGCTTGGGACGCTTCCATCCCAAAGAACTTCCTGAAAGAGTCCAGCTTCATGTTGGTTGGTTCGTCTAGGTTCTCAAACCACATAAAGAGTATGTCCATCATGTCAATCTTAGTAACCTTAGAAAAGGGAAGTTTTGTTTTGTGTTTTTCTGCCAGTCTTTTCGCTATAACAAGATCAAAGTTTACAATATTATACCCAGAAGGGATTGGCTCTGTAAACCATTGTCCCGGCTTTTTATCCGCTTCATACTTAGCGCAATAGTTGCAAAAGTTTTTCCAGACCACCTTTTCTGACTTCCCCTTTTTCCATTCAGCGACTATATCTTTAGTGTCTACTCCTCGTTGCTTTGCGTGCCAAGCTATTGTGTCCTGACGTTCTTTTGTAAAATACTCTTCCTTGTTAATCCCCGTTGGCTTTATGACTGCCTTAAACGATTGTTCTGTTTTTATCTCTAAAGTACGTGGATCTACCGGAACAGCAGCCAGCTCTACTGGGTTGCAGGTTTCGGGATTGGGCCCATCTGTTTCCCAGTCAAAGACAATAATCCATCTGTTATTCATAATTTTTCTCCCAGTTCCTTTTCTATTTTATATTCTTCCATTAAGAACTCTTATTCTATTATACCTTGAGAATGTTGACTACATCCATTATCTTATCCAACATCTTGATACCTAGTATGTCTAGTTTTAGCAGGCCTACGTCTTCACAGCTCGGACCTTCAAATCCAGCCAATAGCCCCTTGCCTTCTCTGTCAATCACCATAGGGCAAACGTCGTAAATAGGAAGCGGGGAAATAACCACTCCGGCGGCGTGTTTTGACTGTATGATCTTTGTTCCCTCAAGTCTGACTGCTTGCTCAAAAATTTTAGATAACTTTCCTTGCAGGTTTCCTTTCTCATCAAGCTCACACCAGTCCTTCAGTTTGTCTGCCTTGTTCTCTAAGGCCCAAGTTATCACCGAGGCTGTTCCTAGCTCGTCTCTCATGTCTTGCAATTCGTCTGCTATCTTAGCCTCGTCAAGTATCTGGGAAGTGATAGAGTTTTGTTCATCAAAGGATATATTGCCCCTTGCTGCCATAACTCTCTTGAGGGAAGCTCTTCCTTTAAGGGTCTGAAAGGTTACAATCTGGGCGACATTATCAGTACCATACTTACCTTGTATGTATTGTATAATATCCGACCTAGAGTGTTTGGGAACATCAACGTCTATGTCTGGCATCGATACGCGACCTTTCGCATTTCTACCGGCGTTATAAAATCTTTCAAAGATTAGATTGTATGGAACGGGATCAATTTGTGTAATTCCTATTAAATAAGAAACCATACATCCTGCGGCGCTTCCTCGTCCCGGTCCTATTAGATAGTTGCTAGACTTTGCATATTTTAATATGTCTTGAACAATGAGAAAATAACTAGATAGCCCTGCTTCTGTAAAAATAGAAATTTCCTTATCTACTCTTTTACCATATTCAGAAAAGTTCTCGTTGCGGTTGTCTATATGGCTCATTTTTTTACGCCAGCCTTCTCTACACAAAGACCTCAAAAGTTCGTCAGGAGACATTCCTTTTGGGCAAGTAAAATCAGGAGGAGAAGGGGGACCTAAAATATCGTACTCCGAACACATGTCAGATATCTTTAAGGTGTTGTCTAGCTCTTGTGGGGTATGAATTTCGGACATCTCTGCGTAGGTGGGTAGGTGGTATTTGTCTGACTCAAAAAAGTTCTTTACCTCAGATGCCTTTCCTTGTTTCAACTCCCTCTGAACCTGACCGATGCTTTTTCGTAACGCTGTGCAAAGCAGAACTCTCTGATCGTCTGCGTCTGTCCTTTTGCAATAATATGAATTGGGAACGCCAACACAGGGGATGCCGGTGATTTGAGAAATTTCCCTAAGCTTTTCCGCAGCTTCTTTGTTTTGCTGGTTGTCAAGGGAATCTATAAGCTGTATGGATATATAAAAATTACCTTTTCCGAAGGCATTTTCCATTCTCTTTGCCTCTTGTATAGCCTCTGTTTTCCAGTCTGGATTGTCTAATAACAGATTGCCCAATGTAGATCCTTGAGCCCCACCAAAAGATATGAGACTATCTTTAAAAGAAGAGACTTTTTCCAGCAGCTGCTCAGAGCCAAGTCTGGGCTTATTGTAAAAATTCTCAGCCCTATTAGAAGCAGAAACTATTGAGAGAAGCCCCTTCCACCCTGATAAATTCTTAGCAAGTATTACTTGATTAGCAATGTTTAAATTGGTTGGTTCCTTTATGGACGCGTCCAAAGGCGATACAAATAATTCGCAACCTAAAATCGGCTTAATCCCACCTGATACTTTCTTATGAAAGTCTACGGCTCCAGACACAGTTCCCGCATCTGTCAGAGCGCAGGCATCAACCTCAATCTCTTCGAGTCTACTTAATATGTGCTTTGTCTGAGACAGCCCACTTAACAGAGAGTATTCGCTGTGCACATGTAGGGGTACATAGGAACTCATTACCTTCTCCTAAAGTTTCGCAGGTTCTCAATGGCTACGTTATGACAATCAGCTCTCACTACAAAGCCATTTGAAGGGTCAACCTGCCCTTTAGTTAACTTTGTTGAGCGTTCAAAGTACTCGTCATGGGTGAGCCAGCCCAAAAGCCAAGCCCTGCCCCATCTATTGTTTTTAAATTCTATCCGAACAAACGCATACCGGTCGCACTTTTGCTTGGTGTTGAAGTTTGCAACAGAACATTCATAATGAGGCTTTGGTTCCGAGGTGCATCTTTTGGTTTTAACATCATATTTTATTCCACTTTTGGAAGTTATATCATAGTCATAAGTATTGTTTATTGTGCCTTCTATAAAAGAGTTGGCAATCTCCTCCCCCATAAAGCCCGCGATATTTCCAGCACCCTTCATTATGGAATTGTGTATGACCCCCATCTCTCTGGCCTTTTTCCACGCTTTATTCTTCATTTCTTTGGTTATCTCAATCTCAATCATTCTACTTCTCCGGGGGCGTTATATTTTCCTATAGTGTGGTCTGGAGACATGTAATTTTCAGTTACCCACTCGATCCCGTTTTCTTTTATAACAGCCATCGTTTGGTTACATTTATTAAGACATCCTCCAAATGAATTGTACATCGGGTCTATGGAGGTATCCTCATAAGTGGTTTTGCCTGCTGGACACAATTTGCTACATTTCCAAGTGAAAATTTGCTGGGGTCTTGTCGTGTTTTTGATGACTTCAAACTTTGCTCTTATCATTTCTAATGTTTCTTCCACGTCGCTATCTTGGAAGTGGAGAGTGAAAGGCCCTCCATCATTCATAAAGTGAATGGTAATTAAAAAGGACTTAACGTTAGGGTATAGCTTTTTGACAGCCAGATGGTACATTCTTAATTGAGGATCTTTCTGAAGACTAGCTGGAGTCTTTTCTTTTCCCGTAGCCCAGTCAAGTCTGCGTCCTGTTTTCCAGTCAATAACTTCATAGGTGTCATCGCCCACATCTGTTATTAGATCAATTGTTCCCTTGAGCGATAGATTTCCTTCTAGTTGGGTGCCGTCATCTAGAGTGTAGTTATACTTGGCCCAATCCTCCTCTATTTTGAAATCAAAGTGTGGCTCTGCGTCAACCACAAGTCTATTCTTTGGATCAAATATTCCTTCGTGGTCGTCAAATATTTTCCAAACCCATTTTCTACAGTGCTTAAGGTCTAGAGGAACCCACTTGTGATAGGGTGTTCTTGAAGTATAGTATTCATATACCTTGTCAATAATTTTATTTAGGTACGAGGCGTTGTAATTGGAAGTCTGAACCCTACCAATTTGACTGTCTGTAAAGGTTTTACGCCCATTCTGTAATCCCTTTTTGGCGAGAGCGCTGATTTCTAATATCTTATGAACTATCGTTCCTTTGTCGGCCTTTTTTCCTGAATTTCCTCGCCATCCCAGTGTGTATTCCATGTAATACTGCATGGGACACATTCTGTGTGAATTAAAGGAGCTGCTTCGGAAGTAAACTATGGGTATGCTCATCTTTGTACCGAGGGAAGAATGTCGTTATTAATACTGTGGATAATTTCGAAGGCCTCTTCGCACTGTTCTTTTATTGAGGCTCCTTGATTGTCAATTACTCTGTCACAAATTTCAAGGCAGGACTCTATCTCTTTTTCGCTAGCGTGGGAGTCGTTACCGCGATTCATGTTTCTTTTCAAGCCTATGATAATTCCCCCTTCTTTCTGCAATGCTTTGATTTCATTTTTAAATCTGACATCACATATAAGAGCTACCTCCGGCTTGTCTTTGCTGATTTTTCTCAGAAGAGCCTTGATCCATACTTCGTTATCAAGCCTTCTGAACACATCTGTCCCAATGTATTGCAAGACCTCCCGAGCCGTCATGTTTCCACGCTGTATATTAAGACTTTTTGGAGTGAAAGTGGGGGTGTCCTCCCATCTAATGTGGGTTTTAGTATTCTTGTCATCATCTGTTCCGTAAGCTTGCTCATGGGTCAGCCCAAGAACATCTACGCACATATCTTTTAGAGTATCAGCCAAGCCATAGATTCTTATATAGTCTCCTAGTAGATCTTTAAATATCTTTTTTACATTCATATTTTTGTTGCTGAATTCTATCCATTCGCAATCAGTCTTTCTTTCACCAAGAATGTCGCTAACATAAATGTTTCCATCTTCGCCAAGTTTAGTTTTTTCGGCAACCTGTAACTCCGCAAGCTTCATGGCTATTATATAGTTACAAATAGTATTTTTACCACTTTGCTTTTTACCGGCAAAGCCTATTACTTGTGTCATAGTCTATACCTTATTGGTTATTCTCAAGCTCTGGGTAGAGATCTCTTAAAACCTCTAGTCGATCTCTGGCATCTACCAGAAGATCTAGAGCCTCATCTAAGTTCTGATGAAAGTCACCTGTTGAGTGATCTCCAATCCCTACCGCATTGTTGGTTAGCAATTCAAGGGAAAGTTTTGCCTTTTCTTGGTCGGCAATTGCCTTGTGAAAAAGATAGCTGATTGAATAAGATTCTATATCGCCTTGTTCCATTATATACTCCTGTAGGTTTCCATAGCCTGATCTATAAAGGGTTTAATATCTGAGGTTACTTTGTCTATGCTTAAGTCTGCAATGTCGTTTGAATCAAACGAAGGGAAGTATATTCTATACAATCTTGAACATTGCTCTTCTATTTTTTTTGCAGCCTTTTTCCCGGCCTCATCATTATCCATTAGGCAAATCAAAGAAAGGGCTCCCGATTCGTCTAGTAGGTTTTTCTGATCATTGTTAAATGAGGTTCCAAATATAGCCACAACATTATGTATACCCGATTCCGAAAGACGCCATGCGTTTCCCGGCGACTCTACTAAAATAGCCACCCCCGTTTTGGAGATGTAGTCCTTTGCCTTCCAATAATTATACAGCCACTTTTCTTTCTGAAAGCCCTTGCTGTGAAACCATTTAGGGAAATGGTGGCATTTTCTGATAGTGTTATGGAAGCTCCCGCATTTTTCGCACTTCGGAAAAACGCTTCGCCCCGTGCATCCCACAATAAACTGATGAGAGTTGTCGTATATGGGAACCACAGCCCTCTCGTACATTGGTTTCTCTGGATTGTCGCAATATCCTACGTCATACTCCTCAAGCACCTCTCGGGAGAACCCTCGATCAAGATAGTATTGGCACGGAACGTCAACCCTATCCCGATACATTTTTCTGGTAATTTGAGAACCTTTTGCTTTGTTTGAAGATAGTACATTAACAAGACCTCCAAACTTTAATTTCTCTAAATTTACGTTTTCGGGCTCTAGCTTGTCTAAGTCCTGTTTTAAAAACTTCAGAAGAAACTGGAGAGCTTCATTGAAAGAGGCTTCTTTGTCTCCCTCCTTTTCCCAGTTGTATCTAAACTTGGAAAGACACCCTTTTATAAACCCGATGAAGCCATTGCCAAACAGTTCTTCGCACTGATGGGTACGGCACTTGTAGTGAATCTTATAATCTCCATTGTAATACATATTGAGAGCGGTATCGTTGTCCCCTCCGTGAATTGGACAAACCGACTTGACCAATATGTCATTCTTATAGGAGCTTCTTATTCCGAAATATTCGTATATTTGATCTAAGTGCTGAATAGCTATCTTACAGAGAGAATTTACTTTTCCGTAATCATACTTATTTGAACGGGATGTCGCCTTCTGAGTCATCATGTGCTTCGCTTTCTTCTGTTGCGCTGACGGCGCTGTCAAGTTCAAAGGCAGTTTTACCTTCGGTTATCTTGCCGCAGCTGCCCTTTAGTGTTATGTTTATGTAGTCTCGATCTTCTAGACCTTTCCCATGTCTAGCGATGACGGGTACAAGCTTTCTGTTCCCATTTTCGATGCCGTCCTTGGCGATCTCCTCGTCAGATTTATTTTTGTAAATGGTGAAATTGGAACATAGCCAGATGATTCTGTCGGAGCCAGAGGCCGTGTCTGTGGACTCCTTGTTGATACCGTCTCTGTTTAATTGGATAAAAGAAAGTATCGGTATCTCATATTTTAAGGATAGGTTATGAAGGGCCGTCATCATGAAGCCGAGAACCTGAAACTCTTTCATGTCTCCCTTTATCTCTGCTGAGTCCATGAGCTTCAGATAGTCATAGATTATCACGCAGTCTTTAGCCTTTCCCTTGTCGTTAAGGCCTACTGTTCGGCTAATCCACCGGCGTACTATAGAAAGCTGCTCCTCAAAAGAGGACCCTCCTATTGACTTATAATAATAAGGCAGGGACTCTACTTCCTTGGCCGCTGTCTTAACCTTTTCTTTTGTGGCTGGGTTCTTGGCGAAAGCTCCCGTTTCTATGTCATTTATAGGTACATCAGTAAGCATGGCCATTAGGCGGTTTTGGTGGTCTTCTTTTCTCATTTCTGTGTCTAAGTTCAATACTGGGATCCCCTGCTTGGCTATGTGTACGCCCATGTTATCTGCAAGTAGGGTTTTTCCTATCTTTGGTCTAGCACCGATAACGTTCACAGTACCTCGCCTAAGTCCTCCTCCTATTGCAAAGTCGTAACGGGAGAAGCCGGTTGAAATACCTATCTGGTCTACGGGGTCTTCAGCAAGGTCGTCGAGGTAGCCTGAAATATTATCAAACATTTGAGTGGGGGATTCGTCTGTTCCGGAGACTAGAGAGGCCACTTCCATCACAGACTCTTCTGCTATGCCAAGTATTTTGGCAATCGGTTCGTCACCCTTAATCTTCAGGTATTTTTCTTTTGTTAGTTCCAGCTGGTCATACATCAGTCTGGCTATTTCAAGCTTTTTTATCTTAGCGGCAAACTTTCTAACGTTACTTAAAAGAACGGGAAACTTCATAATAGAAGAAAGATGTTGCACTTCTTGAGTATTAAAAAAAGAATCGAGCTGAAGCTCTTTAGCTGCCGATAAGATGCTAGGAACATCAATTTCAGATGAGTCGTCTGCTTCTAAAACATGCTTGATGCACGTAAAAATTACAGTATTAGACTCGTCTGTAAACGAAGATTCAGAAACAATATCTGCCACATCGTAATAGGCCTCGGCCCCGTATCTGAACATGCCAGAAAGCACGGCTCTTTCTGCTGGTAGGTCTTTTAGCATTATTTTCTACCCGTTATGCATCCATTGCAAGTCCATCGACTTATATCATGCACTGAAGAAGGTGAAACTTTGAAGGGTTCTCGACATCGACAACATGTTACGTTTAACTTTTCAACTGGGCTCCTATGCCCTCTTAGGGGGTTAACTGTAGCGTTTTTGTCAGATTTAGCAGCAGCCTGTAGCTCTGCCTTTTCTCCGTCTGTAAACTTTATGCTTTTATAAAGTTCATCAAACTTGTTTTCCGTTTTATCAGAAGTCTTTTTGTTAAACTCCTTCTTACTGTTACTATTCTTTTTCCTCTTACCCTTGCCTCTTCTTCTCTTACTTCGAGGCTTTCCTAGGATCTCGGATAGTTCGTCTTCACTAAATTGATTTAGCATCTTGATAAGTGCTTCTTTTTTATCCATGTTTATTAATCTTTGCTCTTTGTAGATTGACGAATAGGTCGCTTAAGTTTTTGACAGAGTTTGCCAAATAGGTTAATCGGTCAGCCCTTTGCTGGGCGTAGACTTTAATCTGATTTAGCTTTGTTGTGTAAGTATCCTCTTTAACGGCTTGATTGTATTGGCTATCCCACGAGCCAGAATATTGAGATTCCCTCCCAGAGATTAATGTCTTAATTGAAGAAGTTGCCCAATTGACACGGGCCACCTCTCTATTAAAAGATCTTTGTAAGTGAAATGAAAGCCCTCCTAAAAGAAGAGCGGCTTCGGCACATTCCTCAACTGTTATTTTTTCCATCTGCTGTCGAGACATTCCCATGTAGTGTTGGGCGGAGCTGTCATGAAAGTCAGTCACATAAAGGGATAAGCCCAGCCCCTCTTCATATTCGTCCAGCACCTTATCAACGAGGGCTAGGCGTTCCTTAGCTGTATTCTTGTTTTCCACTGTTCTTCGTCCTCATCGTAAGGTAACTCAACATACGTTATATTATTATACTCACACCAATCGCGTTTCCTTCGATCCCTTTTCCTTTGATTTGCAAAATCTTGGGCAGAGGTATGAAATAGAGTGTTGAATTTATAGTGCTGTTTACCATGAACCTCTATGGCAACCTTCAGGGTATTTATATAGAAATCCAAGAAAAGATTTTCATTTCTTGTTATAGGAACCCGAACCTCTTCTAATACCTGCACAGTAGGAAAAAGCTCGACCAACAACTGACGTGCCTTTATGTGCAGCTTAGAACGAGGACGCTGATCGTTTGCACGAACAACGTAACCTTGAAGGTTCCATTTGCGAATCTCATTATTTAAATCACGTATTTTCATTGGAAAGGTGCTCTTCTTCGTACATAATCGAGACATACGGGGTTACTAAAGTAACTCGATTTTGCTTAAACGTATTTACTAAATACTCTACCAGACCTTCTGAAAATTCTTCAAGGGTCTCAACCTCAACGGCAAGCCTTGGGTAGTTGATAACAGCTATTTCCCAGCCGCTTTCGCTGTAGGACGTGCCGCAGGTAAACTTGGTCTTGGTGATTCTAACCGGAATAAGCGGTTTATATTTGTCTTGAAACTTCGCTATTTCATCCGAAAGCATAGCTTCTGAGAAGGGCACTTTGTGGCAAAAGCTTACATTTTTGTTTTCGTACACAGATCCTATGTATATTTTAAACTCATGGGATCTTTTAGCTTTAGTTTTCATCTATACCCACCATCGAAAAGACTTCTTTTGAAAATTCGTTATATTCCTTAGGGTTTTCTTCTAGATATTTTGCTAAATTAGCCTTTCCTTGAATCTTCTCTCCGTTAGGTAATTTCAGCCATGCTCCAGCTTTTGATATCAATCCAAAGTCAATCATAAGATCTGCCATCTCTAACTCTTTCCAAATACCTTTTCCATAGCGTATATGGCTTTCTACCTTTTGACCCGGAGGACCTATAGCAGAGGAGGTGATGTTCCAGTGTATTGTTTGTCCTATCTGAGTGTCCCCTTGCATCAACGGTACAGAGTGGGAAGCGTGTAGTTTAACGTCAACCTGATACTTCAGAGCGCTTCCAGATTTCTCTATTTTAGACTTGCCACGCCCAAACCTTTGCACATTTGCCATAAGGTGAGTTATTCCAATAACGGTAACTCGATTAATGGGCAGAGCATTAGATATACGCCTGCAAAATTTAGCCAGTACCTTTTGAACGCTCATAACCTGAACGTCAGCCAAGTCTCCTGTCAACTCAGATTCGCTAGATAGTGCAGAAAACGAATCCACAACAGCTAGAGATCCGGGTTGTGTGTGTACTATATTATCGACAATGCTAAGGTATTTTTCTGCCGACAAAATATTTCCTTCGGTGGAGCCTATGATCTGCATCTTCTCGGGGTCTATGTCTAGGCCGGAGATACCCTCCAGATCCCTCTTCTTTAGTCGCCCCTCTATGTTGGCATAATAAATCTTTCGTTGATATTTCCTTTGGGCGTTGGCGCAGAAGGTCAGAGCGGTAACGGTTTTCCCGACCTTCTCTGGGCCTGTCATAATAAACAGAGATCCTTCAGGCACTCCACCACCCAAGGCTATGTCTAACTTGGGGCCAACAGAAAGCACTTCTAGGGGACGTTCTGTTATTGAGGCGGGATCATGAAGAACATTACCATATTCTTTGATAATGTCTTTATTCATCTAAATCCCTTAACTTAGAAATGATGGACTTTTGTTTGTTGTTTGTATTATACGTAATACTGTCCGGCTCTTTAATATTATACTCAGCATCTTTCGGAGGGTCGATGTAGCTAGCCTTTTTTTCTTCAATAATTCGATTTAGAAAAGGAGATCTTAGAGAATACGTAGACCAGCACCGACTATCCTTGAGGGCCGCTATGACAGCTTCTTCTCCGAAATTCTTAATGAGACGATTGGCTAGGGTGATTTGGTACTTAAAATACTTTTCCCAACCCTTGTCTTCCCAAAACTTCCGTGGAAGATCTTTCTTTTCCTTGCGAGCCTTGGTTTCGCAAACAAGCTCGGTTATATATTGAGGAGCAGAAACCCATCCTCCGGGAGAGTATCTAGAAGGATATCTACTCTTATCGCTGGGGTTTTTAGCCATTATCTCTGTTAGTGCGGTGTATGTATTTAGACTTTCCTGTAGTCTCTGGAGTTCCTTCCTCCTTCTGACCGTCCGACTTCTGGGAGGCAGCTTCGGTCATAATGGTAACTCCGCTATTGCCGCCTTTTGTTTTTCTTACAAGGAGGTCTTTTTGTGTTTCCTCTTCTTGACTGATTCCATCAACATAGTCCTCGACAAGACTTTCTTCTCTTTTAAGAGCTTTGGCTATTGCCTCTACGCCCATTCCGTTCTGGAGCATTCCTTCTACACTATACTTCTCAATGTCGGTTAAACATTTTGCGCTAGATAACTTTCCCATTATACTTCCCTTTCTGCATGGCTTAGCCAATACTCATTTTTGGTTTTTAAAAAATTGATGTAGTATTTGAACGCTTCTTTTGAGGCTGGCTTGAAGTTCCATGCGGGAATTCCGTTTCGTGTACGGCCAGACATTCCCTCTGAATAAGGTCCCATAGGATTGAACAACTTACCGTGCTTACCCCTCTTTAAATAATACTTGACGTTCCCGCTAGTAGAAAAAAGAACTTCTTTTGCAAAAGCCTCAGAGTGGTCTTTCTTCTCCGAGTCTAAGCAGGGAAAGCCCTCTTCGTCAACGAAGTCTTCTTCTGAAGCAATTGTATAGACTTTTACAACAGCTTCGCTGTCTTCTTCAAGATTGTCATTCATTGCATATATTGTCATTTCTTGTTAATTCTCCTTCTTTTTTTAGGACTTTCATCCTTTGTCCATTTAACCGAATCTTTAGGACGATCCATTCTGCTCATTCCTTCTGGAAGAGGCTTGTTGATATCTATCTTCTTTGTCCTTTGTTCTCCCAGCATGTGGTCTACTTTTTCGTTGCCATATTTCTTGGTTTGCTTGTCTGCATAGTGTCCTATCGTTTTTACTTCAGACAAAGAATAAGAGTATGCTCCGTAGATATTATCTTCTGCGTAATTGCGGTGAACGTTTTTCGACTTTTTACATTCGGGGCAACGCCGTTTATCGCTATAGTCCGACATAGAGCAAACCAAAGACCAGTCGTGCTGGCATGAATCGCATGAGTAGCTGTATTCCGGCAT